CACTTACTCGTGACCCACGCGTCGTGCGGCACCTCCTCGGAGGTCCAGCCCACGGCGTACGCGTGTACGTGATTGCCGGCAAATTGGATCCGGACTCACCGAGGTGTGCGCACGGCCGATAGCAGAAACTATCAGCCGCCACCTCGTCGTCCAAGGATCCTCACTGCGCGTCTTACGTCTATGATTTCAACGAAATCGTAGACGTTCGACGACTTGATGGGGGGCAAGTAGACATTGTAAATGTCTTCTTGCTCCCTTGGCTTCTTCATATCAATCCGTTCGTCCCACCCAGGGAAGGCGAGCGGATCGATATCAGTTCTCCACAAAAAGGCGTCTAGGCTGCCCTCGTCAACGAGGACATGCCCAGGCACCTTTAAGTCATCTCTTAACGCTTCCAAAACTGGCTTCTCATCGGCGTCCATGAGAACCCAATTTCGGATCGTAATTCTTAAAATCAGCTTGTCAGGAAACTTGTTAGACGCTAGTCTACAAAGTTTCTTGTCATCTGTCACAATAACGGCGACCTCCCGTTCATCACGTCCAATCTGTTGGATGATGTACGGGTCGTCTTCTAATAATTGTAGCGGGGGGAGTTCATAGTATTCTTCGTCAAGAATACTTTGTCTCCACTCACAAAACCATCTGTAGAGTTCCTCCTCGGCACGCGTTTTAGGCGTGCTGGGGGGGATTCTCTTACCAAATCTCTTGAGGTATTCGAACTCCGGAATGTCAACATTCCGGGGGTCTGAGTTTCTAAACTCATCAATATCCTCTGTAAAGTAGTAATCTACATCAACGAGTGGCTTTACGGCCCACCGTTTTTTGTAGAATTCTTCCTTAAAATCCGTGCATACTCTTTTGACTTCGTCAAAGGAGTACGACGGCATTTCTGTACATCTTGAGAAAACCATCTCCATCAGATCTGTTTGTTCAACAGTCTGTTGGAGGGTTTCCACTCTTTTCATGTACAAGTATAACGCCTCTACCTCTGACGAGGTAGTTAGGTGTTTACTTGCAACAAGTCTATCTAACACGCCCGGGGGGACCTTGTGAGCAAGGTCCCTCGGGACGATTATGAATTCTCTAATGGGGTCGTTCTCAGGTATTGAAAATACCTCAGTGACGGCCTCACTATCAAAATGTCGTTCCATAGTCTTGACTGACCTTAGGTTAGTCAAGTTCTTTGGAACTTCTCCTAGTAACTCCCTAAGGGCCTGAACGGTAACGTTCGTGACCTTGGGGATCTGACTCCATATGGCATTGGCCCAGCTTTCTGTGTTCCAGAAAGCTGGCATTTTACCTACACTGAATATTTGCCTTGGTAGATATACGGGCCGACGCTCGTATCTCAGACCAAGACATACATCTTGCATTACAGAGGCTACTTGGAACAGGTGCCCTTCGACACCTTGTTCCGAGTATTCCGTATCTTTACCCAGAAGAGTGTACTTTCCGTCTTTGACGGAGGAGTAATCCCTTCTATCTTTCTTTGTGTCCAATACCAGTCTCATCTTGGGATGATCCAGGTATGGCAACAATCTGTTATCCTTGAGCTTTGACGCCGTACGAACGGTGTTAAAGCGGTCAAGTGGTATATGAAAAACTTCTTCACAATAAGTCCCCCAGGAACTTGTTATGAAGAAGTCATCTTCGGAGAGTTCATATCCCAACATCGCTGCCGCGTTGTTGAAATATTGGACCCACCTAATCATTTTAGATGGCTCGTCGGCACCGAGGATGATAGCAGTATCATCCCCGTTTCCGTCGTGCACAACCTTGACGCTCGGCTCTTTCTTTGAGGCGTATGCCTCACAGATAGGGTGAGCTAAAGACAAATTGGACTTAGTCAACGGGTCCCCCATGGGGACCCCGTTGACTTGGACCGAATGAAACTTTCCATTAATGTATATGTCCTTTGGACCAGGCCATATACATTTTATGGGATCTAATATGGAGGCAGGTAGTCTCATCTTTTCGAGGAGTCTACCCATCACCATATGTGCTGATTTAAAGGATGGTATGTCTGTGGCTGAACGCCAGTCCAGACTTACTATCCTTTTATGTTTTTCGAATAGGACGTGACCATCAATGGGATCGAGGTGATCGATCCGACTGATGAAGTTCCATCCTAGTCTACCGGAAGACAATCCATTCTTCAAAGAGCGCATGCTCTTTGCAGCCTGGATTGTCATATGAGAGAAGGGCTGTAAGAGTGCATCTTTGTAAAAAGACCCACTCTGAACAACCCTAACTTTCGCGTTTTCTCTGATAGCGGCGACATTTGTTTTATAAATGTCGTCGCTACTAGAATTAACTTTTTCGATCGCTTTCCTGAAGGCCCAGTTTCCTAACTGGCCTCCAGGATTGCGAACATTAAAAGGAGGTATGTAGGGGAGGTCAGGTACTTTGCGTAAGTACCCGAACTTCCCTTCTTCTTTTTTGGAATTCTCAGTACAGGCACTCGTTGACAACGAGATCCTGAACTGGGGATTCCCAGCAGACTGAGTGACAACCTGATCAAGGATGAAATCGATTGACTCGATTAAATCCTTATCAGGTTTGAACTCCTTTTCGACGGTGACCTCAGCAATAAACTTGTCTATTGCTTCGGCCGCCATCTTGCTGTTTCCTAGCCCAGATGCTCTGGACTGCGTGAAGACGCAGGCCCGGAACATATTGGACTTACTGTTGATTCCTACGCGTGAGTTAAACTGGTCAATGACCAGTTGAGCCCACGCGAGTCTTCGCTGTTCGTGTTCAGTTAGTGTGGCCTTCACTCCGGTGAAGGCACACTTACGAACCCTTTTTCGCATTTTCTTCAATGAGGTTACAAGACCGCCGTAGTCCTGTAATCCATTGGAGATCACACTATTCATGATACGGTCAGAAACCAAGTATGCACTTTGGTCTCTGGCTGTAACAAATATTTCGGGATAGGATATTAACAGAGTTGTTAATACTCCATCCGCAGTATGAAGTATCTCCTTAAGCTGTAGAGCCCCGTTACGGGACTCTAACAGCCTATGAAGAAGATTTTTGTTATGCCTCTTGAGCCGCTTGTACCAATAGGTACGAGTGCTCAAGATGGCAATCTGTTGTTTGGGTTTACAGAATGCGAAGGTGTTACCTCCCCATCTGTGCTCCCACAAATTTGTGTAGACGTAGTCCCAGGCCTCATCGAGGCCTGAGTCTTCGTCTCCCTTCAACCCCTTGGATAGGCAGGAGACCAGGTTGCGAAACCTGGACTCCCACCTACCCGCAGGAACTGATGCCGCTTCCTCACGTAGATTTACGCTGAGAGGGATGCATCCATGATAAAAAACCATGAAAATCTTCGGATTGAATTGGTGAAGA